TGGCTAATCGTGCAGGTCGTGAAATTGCTAAGAAAGGGACTCCCGATTTACTCACCGCGTGGCTCGACCAGTTGAAGCAAGAGGATGTCGGGTTTAAGCCTATGGCGTTCGCTGTCATACAGAATCCCGATGGCAGAGAACGGCAAGAGTGTCAGGCCGGTCATTTTCCCCGCGTATGTGAAGCATCAGTGTATTTTTGTAGGAAGCTCGAAACTCGCGCTGTGCATCTGGAAGCAGAATGGAGCGAAGAAGATCGGAAAAACCTCCGGGCATTTGCCAATCGCGCAATGGAAGATTTGAGGCAAAATCTGAAATCGAAAAGTGAACGGTTGAAAGAATTATCTGACACTCCTTCACAGCCAAAAGCTGTAGAGCCGAAGACGGAATCAGTTGGAGAACAACTCAGACGCCTGCGTGATGAGTGCCACATCACGGCACAAGAACTCGCTGAACTGATCGATGTAGAGGTCAGGTCTGTTCAGCGACACCTAGCGGGTGATTCCATTCCGTATGACAGGCATCTAAGAGCTTATGAAAGAGAATTTTCCAAGTTGCTGAATAGAAAGGTCGTTATAAGCAAGTTGTCGTAAAGTTGTCGTAAAGATGTCGCAAGACGTCGTTTTGTAGCGTGTACATGTCGCGGACTTACCCTCCATAATCCCCCTGCAAAATGAAAACGCCCGGCGAGATGACGCTCACCGGGCGTTGAATATCGCGTGACAGGCAACCACTTCGAAAGGAGCCTGACATGTTTATAGTACGCTGTCGAAGCCCACCAGTCAAGGGCTACATTTTCAACGCAGCTTGTTTACAGGCGAGTTGTTTCGGCAATTCGCCTGTAAACAACTGAAAATAAGCATAATATAATTTCAATTCAATCCGCGTCACCCCTGCCATGGAAGCTGGACTCACCGAACACGTCTGGACATTGAAGGAATTGCTGAGTAAGATTGGTCGGTAAACAAAAAGGCCCGATTCAGAGTCGGGCCTCACGCTCTTTGTGCGAGGTAACACAAGGATAGCACAGGAGTGTGTCGAATGAAAGTTTATAAAGTTGAGATGCCCGACATGAAACGGGACATGGATTTAATTCGTGATTTGCTACTCCACATAGAAAGCAATCCGTTGTTCGATGGCCAGTCATGGGTAACCCCGGCTGTTCCAAGTGAAATGGGCATTTCTGGTCACTCAATTGAAGAAATTTACTATCACCTAGTTCTGCTGATAGAGGCAGGTTATCTGAAAGGCAAGACGGGAATGGTTGAGCCGGTAATTTGTAGGATGACTTGGGATGGCCATGAATTTTTGGGTAGCATTACCGATCCTGGAATCTGGGCTAAAACCAAGGAGCGATTAAGTGGACTGTCCGGTGTGACCCTTGCCGTTGTCGCGGAACTCGCAAAGGCGGAAGTGAGGAAGCACCTGCACTTGCCGTGAATATCCACCACTCACGGTGAGAATATCAAATGGGGAATGATGATGCAGATCATTCCTATGGTGTCTATCGATTGAGTTTTTTCACTAGAGTTGCCCACCCGTTCTCATTTAGGTATTGCGTGAAATCCCGGACAGGGTTTTTGAATTTGTCCGCTGCAATGCGGATTTCGTCATCTATTTTTATGTCTCTCGCCTCCCAGCAACGATTCCGCTCTGTGACCCAAAGGTAAGTTTGAATGATCTTCTTTGGTTTGGGGCCATGTATTCGCAGTAGGCGGCTTCGGTATTCTGCGGTTGGCACGATCACGAAATCCGGCGGATGCTTTTTGAACCCAATCAGCGCGAAGACCCAGAAGTCAGCGTGCGAAGCATGGAGTTTGTCTCTATTGATTGTGAACCAAGTGCAGACGCGAAGGGAATTTTGAAGATGGACGCCTTTTCCAGGCAGGAAATCCTTACCGAATTTAACTTGGAGCGACGCGGTGCGCCGATTTTCGCGGTCGGTGACAAGCAAATCTATGCCTGTGTCCTTCGAGGGAATCCACACATTCAGTCGATTTCTGAAATGGCTTTCGATGTAGGTGCCAACCAAATACTCCCCGGCATGAATCGTGAACAGTGGCGTCATGGCGCATGGCCTCTATCAGATGAGCACAGGAAAGATACAGCGGCGTCGATTCGGAGTCAATCACGTCTGGCGCTTTTGTCATCAACGCACATTTCAGACACTACCCCGAATAATACCAGCGGTTTCAAAGGTGTTAGTTTTGAATCTCGTACAAAGAAATGGCGTGTGATGATTGGGTTTAACGGTAGAAAGCTGTGGATCGGGAGATATGCAACGGTACAAGAAGCACATGCTCATTATGTAGCGGCCGCCGTAAGATATTTTGGAGAGTTTGCGCGCGCATGAATCAAGATGTCTCGCAGAAAACTTTGCAGATTGTGCGGGAAGCATCGGGCGATCTTCTGGCTCGGGCGCCTGGGGCACAGGCGCAAGGTCTCAGCGGACAAAGATCACGACCTGTGCATCGCTTGCTGGCGTGCAGCGCTGAACAAGGAATACTCGACCGAACTTCATGAATCTGAAAAATTAGATACCCCACAAGAGGCAGTAGAATCCGCCAAAGTTTTCTCTTGACACAATCAATCGTCCAGAATACTATGCATTTAAGCAAGAAGGAGTCTTGAATGGACACGAACGTACCGCTTTTGGAAGGTTATCTAAGTAAAGATGAACTGGCAGCGAACCTCGGAAAAGGGATAAGAACCTTAGATCGTTTAGAGCGCCAGAAGCAGGGGCCTCCGCGAATCAAGATAGGTCGCTTGATTCTTTACCGCGTTGATAGCGTGCGGAACTGGCTCGTCTCGCGCGAGCAAAAGAGCAGAAGAAAGTCCGAAAAGCCTCTAAGAAGTAAATGACGGATGATAACCTTCATCAGGATCAAGACAGATGGCTACAATAAATTGGGACAAGGTCAGGATGTCAAGATCGAATCAACATCAATGGCTTGTTTGTGACCTCTGTGGAATGGGATATTCTTCCACCTTAAGAAGAGAGGGTGAAAAGTGTGGAGACCTGAGTTATGTGAGTACGCCGGAGCAGCTTCTCAATCTCATCCCTTGTCCCGGCAAGGTTTGGACCTATGCAAATCGGTTTGAGCAGAGAGTTTCTCGGATGTTCGGTGGACCATCACAAAGGAGATTAACAAAAACAGCTCTCGCTCAATGCAGAAGATGCGGACATCCACTTTTTGCTGAGGCAAGCATAGAAGCAGAGCACGGTCCCCTATGTGCGAGACGTGTTTTAGTTGGAAAATGAAAATCAGTAAAAGGAGAAACGCATGAAGCGTAGAAACTTTTGCGCATCAGTCCTCGGTTCCATTTCATGCATCCCAGGATTTTCGTCTATCGCGCCAGTTGTGCCGCGCGGTTCTCAGTTAAGCCGGAAGGAGTTTCACGATCAATTCTTCAAAAACTCAAACGCCATAGCACTGAGTTTTGGCTCGGCGGACAATGGGCTGTATTCGAACTCCCGCGTTGAGCACAAAGACGAGAGCATGAAATTCATCAAGCTGGCCTGTCGCCTAGCATTTGCCATCTGGAATCCTGCCCTGACTCACGTAGAGTTGGAGGGCATTCACGTCGATGACGGGTCTTCGCCATTCATTAGTTTGGAGATAGGGCATTCTGCGGCAGTCTACAAGCAAGATGGAGACTATGACTGGCATAATTTCGTAGATTTTGAAAGTGGTCAGCAGCCTCTGACTAGTTCAACTTGGAGAACATTCGCGGAGACTATTAAGGAATTTCAATCAAAGGGCTCTGCTGAAACTGGCAACCCGCTGCAAATCCAGGCCCTCGATTGGATTCGATCAATTCAGGTCAAAAGTCTCAAGTTGGAGAAAAGCAACTTCTATTCTTGGCAACATGTGGTGAACGGAAGACGTGGATTGGATTACGGTATTCAGGCCTTCTTCGTTGGCCAGCGTTTGCATTATAAAGTTGACATCGAGTACCGAGGAGCCCGAGAAAAGCCGAAGGTCTGCTGCATTATGAGCGAACCTGACACTTCTAACATGGATTTCATCGGAGGCTATGAGGAACTTTCTCCGAAAAGCAGGAGCACCGCAGAAAACTGGATTTCTGGCCACGAGAAATTGTATTTAGAAAGGCATGAGAATACACGCAAGTCTGTGAATGATAAGACTGCACTAGATGTGTTAAGCTAATCGGCATGGAGTCCAAGGACTGGACGCCGCGCCGGCGGATCGAGAACGAGTACCGAAGCCTGATCGACCGACTCCTTCAGAAATACTTCGCCCTGCCTGACTCGGCCACGCTCGGGGAGATCACCGAGGCACTGGTCAACTTCGGGAACGTGAGCCGCCTGTTCGAGGACGCGGCCACGTACATCGCTTCGCGGATGGCGACGCAGCTCAGAGTGAGCAACGCTCGCTCATGGCGTGAGGCGGCACGCGTCGGAAGCCGTGGACGGGAAATCTACAATGCTTTACGGCGGGAGATGGGCACTAGAGTCGGAGCCCGAGTTGATGAGATCGTGCGGGAAAACGCTCAACTGATCTCGTCCATACCTTTCGACGTCCGAGAGTCGGTGAACAATGAGATCGCGCGAATGGAGCGCGAAGGATTGCGGCCGGAGGCCATAGCTAAGGAGATTCGGCAGTGCGTGCCCGAGCTGACCAAGACGCGGGCGAGGCTGATAGCCAGGACCGAAACATCGAAGGCGGCCACGGCGCTGACTCAGGCGAGAAGTGAGGACTTGGGCATCCTAGCATATGTGTGGGAGACGAGCCGGGACGCCAGGGTAAGACCGTCGCATGCGCTCATGCAGGGAGTCATTGTATTTTGGGCTGATCCACCGAACCCTGAGCGTCTAGCGAGAGAGGCGAATGTTAGGCATGGGCCTTACCAAGCCGGTCAAATTTTTAACTGTCGGTGTGACTCATACCCGATACTTCGGCCTGAGTCTCTGTCATGGCCGATGAAGGTTTACTGGCAAGGCAGAA